TCGAAGCCCAAACCCAGGAGCACCGGACTTCATGCCTCGTCGCTCACGATCTTCGCGCCACTTAAAGCTCCCATACTCAGGAATTTGACCAGTTTCATCGTCCGTGTCAATACGAGTTGCCACGTTGTCGGTCGAAAACACAAGCCAGCATCCGCCGCCGGCAATGCACCGATCGCCGTGGTTTTTCTCTTTCGCGCCCTTGTTTTTTGTCGGGACGTGAATGATGTTTCCCTTATCCCACTCGTACTCTCCGCACTCGACCATCATGACTTCCGAGCGTGGAATGTACTTGCCGGTTTCCATTGCCAAGGCGAATTTCTCGAACATTTCCGCCTTGTCAGCGTCACGGCATGGCCAGCCCGGCTTGCGGCTTTTTTTCTGGGAACCAAGCTGCGTCACGTCCCGAAAGAACACGTTCCCGTAGTACCGAACCTCCATGACCTGCTTGGCGAACCCGCCGGACATGCCCGAGTCTTCCCACCCCAGCAGCGCCTTCCTGAGCCACAACGCCAGCCCCACGGCCGCGTCGGCGAACTTGATCGGATCAACCCCCTTGACCGTGTACTCCAGCACTTGCTCTCCAGTCCGATCGTCCATACCTGACGCCACGGAGTTCGACGAATACGCCCCGGTGCCGCCCAGGGCAATGTCGCACGTCAGCGTGAACGGCCCCAGCGGCGGCGTGCTGTCGATCCCCGGCTTGAACCACAGTTTCAACGGGCCGTCTTCCCGCGAAATGAGCCCGGTCAGCTTCAGCGTTTCCGAGTCAAAGACCGGCTGGCCCTGCCACACGGGCTGCTTGCAATGCTCGCGTTTCATCCGGTCCAGCAAGTCGGTGGGAAAGCACTTGCCGACGGCTCCGCGCGGGTTGCGGTCAAGCTGGCTGGCGATCAGGCGTGGGTTCGCCGTCTTTCGCAAACAGCGCATGTCGTACCAGGGCGATCTGACGATGCCTTCGAACTTGTACCCCCGCCGCTCCAACCTGGTGCCAAGGTCGCGATGCTCGGTGTGATACTGGTCGACCGCGGCCTGATCTTCCGGATTCCTTGCGATCAGCTTCCCGTCTTTCGCGACGTAGGAGTTCTTCCCGTGGACCGGATGATCCTTCCAGTCGAGGATCAGGTGGATGCCGCCTTCGTCGCCGCCGGCTTCACAGGCTTCGTGAAAAACGCCCGAGTCGATGTACCGGGCCGAAACGAGGCGCAGGTAGTTCGAAACGTCGTGTAGGGCTTCCATGACGGCATAATCCTTACCAGCGGCCACGAAGTCCTTGGCGCCGGCCTCGTCCACGGTGAAGACGGTCGCCCGACCGCCGGCTGCCACGTCCTGCCCGGCCGCGTACCCCGCCAGCAACGCCCCGTTCTCCGGATTCAGAATCGTGTGCTGACTCAGATTCCGATGCTTCGACATGTCGAAACCGCGAGGCTTCATCCATTGAGGCAACAAATCAATCGCCCATGCCAGCTTCCACATCACTGTGTTCGAATCGGTTTTTGAGTCAACCAGCGATTCGTTCCGCGTCACATACCCGGCCGAGAACATCCGGTCCCGCAGCCATCGCCGCAGATCGACCCAGAGGTAGCCGAACGTCCCGCCCTGCGCCCGTGCCTTGTCTACCAGCACGTCGATGGTTTCCTGCTTCTCCGACGCCCGCTCGAACGCTTCGTCCAGGGCGATGAAGACCGATTCCTGGTGCGGGTACGGAATGAACGGGGCGATCATCTGACCCTTCTTCGCACGCGGGTCATAGCCATAACAGGCGAATGCAAGAAAGAAACAAACGTCTTCCATGCACGCCTGCCACAGCCCGTCGCGGAATTTCTTGTCGACCAGGGCCCGCTCGCGGCAGTAGATCCGCCACTTCCTGTTTTCGATCGGGTCGCGCGGAACGAGGTAGCGGCCGTCCGGCATCTTGTAGTTGAAGTACGGGGTGGGGTCGGTCATTCCGGTTCAGAGTCCCACCGTAACTCATAAACAGGAACATCATCAACGCGGCGGACCTCTACAAACTTCCAACCATCCATCCTTTGATTCGCGGCGTCGATCACAGACCGCTTAACAGCAATCACCATCTTCTCATCAGGATCGGTGGTCGGCGGGATGAACTCCAGCGGGACGCCATTGATCGTGACCGTGCTGTCAGGCGACTTCGGGACCAGGGCGTAATCCGTCCCACTCAGCGCAGCGCATCTTTCCGCTGGAATGCCGTGGACGAATATGTCGCACTTCGCATTTTGCTCTGCCTGCCATTTCCGCAATCTGACCATTCTCTGCCTGTGACAATCAACGTGGCTCTGGTAATCAGGCCCGGTCATCTGCCACAGCCAGATGCGTTTTTTGCAGTCGCAGCAAATCATCTTTTCGCCAACGCCTCCCTCAGCCCCATGACCTTCAGCCTAGCCCTTAACGTCGATTCCTTGATCTTCTTCTCCGCCGCCCACGCCTTCACCGTCTTCCGCACCCCGTCGAGTTCCAGCCCACACTCCCCGCACGACTCCGTGTGGCCGCTACGCAGGTGATCGAGGCGAACCGCAGGCACTTCACGTCCGCACGAACAGCGGCACAGGAAGCAACGCTTCCTGGGCGTGCCTGGTGTGCCGGAAGATTCAACCTCGCGGATCACCAGCAGGTCGCCAAACTCGGTTTCAGGCGTGATGGTCAGGCGTTGCATGGAATCCCCTATCGCCCGAAATCCCAAGTCGGCGTGATGCTGTATGGCCGCTGCCGCAACGTCCCTTGCTGACTTCCGCCCGGCCCGTAGAAGTCCCACGGTGGCGTCAGGCTGTACGGGCGCTGCCGCATGTAGCCCGAGTTGCCGCGGCCGTCCGACCAGTCGTAGGTCGGCGCGTAGCTGTACGGCCGCTGCCGGATGGTGTAGCTCGGCGGCGGGATGTAGCGGTTCTGAGATTGGCGCGGCGGCTGGTAGCCCCACCCGGTGCCGATGCCGGCCTGGGCCGTGCTGGCGATGCTTGAGAACAGCACCAGCAGCAGTGTGACTGAAAGAACCAAAAGCGTTTTCATGGAAAGCTCCTTGTCAAAGAATTCCGGTGATCTGACATCAGTAATCGACTTCATCAATCCTACCCCCATGCACCCCGCAACGCAATACGAACCCGCTTTTTTGCAAAATGCGTGGATTTTAGTTGACAGGCTTTAGCGAGCGCGGTAAACTTCAAGAATCAACAAACGAAGCCCGTGCGGTTGTGGGACCGCGCCGGGCTTCTCAACATCACCTGAACGATCGAGGTACAGGCCATGTCTGCCAACGATTCTACACCGCCCGATGGATTCCGTCTAATCCCAGGCTTCCCGCGGTACGCCATCGACGAGAACGGGACAGTGCTGTCGATCTGCACAAACCACGGCGGTGCGATGCCGTGGAGTAAAGCTCATCACGTCAAGTTAAGAAAAAACACCTTTGGTTATCCATTCGTCCAGCTTCACCAAGACGGTCATTCGCGTCAGGTATGCATCCACGTCTTGGTGCTTACGGTGTTTGTCGGAAACCGTCCAGATTCAATGTGCTGCAGGCACCTCGACGGAAATCCAGAAAACAGCCATGTGTCGAATCTGGTTTGGGGCACACAGTCAGAAAACTACAACGACTCGGTACAGCATCAAACTTCATGCCGTGGAGAGAGGCATGGGATGACTAAACTGACGAAGGATGATGTCTTGGAAATCAGACGCCGAGCAGCAAATGGCGAACGGCATTCAGATATAGCCAAAGACTTTCTTGTGTCCAGCAGCAATATATCTCCAATCGTGCAACGGCTTACATGGAAACACATCTAACCTGGAGGAACACCACCATGCCTTTCACGGCAATTTACATTCGCGTGAGTACAGCCGAGCAAAACGAGACCGGACAGAAACGGGAGATAGAGCGTTGGCTTGACGGCAACTCAGTCGACCGGCGAAACGTGAAATGGTATCTGGATAAATCAACCGGAGACAATCTTGCCAGACCGGAGTTCGAGCATCTACAGCGCGACATATTCAATGGGCTGGTAAGTACGATCGTAGTTTGGAAGCTCGACCGCCTCAGCCGATCACTCCGCGACGGCATCAACACGATGACAGCCTGGCTGGATAAAGGAATCCGGCTGGTTTCAACGACTCAACAGTTGGACTTCGCGGGCGTTACTGGGAAGCTCATCGCGGCCGTGCTCTTTGCCGTCGCAGAAATGGAGCAATCAACCCGCCGCGAACGCCAAGCAGCGGGAATAGCTGTCGCCAAGGAACTCGGCGTATACAAGGGCAGGCCGAAGGGCGCGACCAAGGCCGGCGTCGACCCCGAACGGGCGGTCCAGTTACGAGCACAAGGGCTGACATACGACGAGATCGCGCGGGCGATCGGGGCGTCGGTCAGCAGCGTCAGGCGGTATCTGGCCGTGGCCGCGAAGAACGGGGGCGAGG